ACTGATAACCGGTTGAGGCTTGCTCGCCAGTCGTCAGTTTTATGTAAGTCCCGATGGCCAGCATTATTTCAATCCCACCATTGCACGCCTAGACGGCTTATTTTTCATATCTGAAAACACCTGTGCTCTTGCTTGCTTAGCACTTGTGGCTGATGCAACTCGGACCTGTTCAAGGGTTGCATATTCGACGTTGTTGATTACTTGGGTTTCAATAACCATGCTGCCAGCTCCGCCAACAGTTTTCTGGCTTTCGCGTTCCATCACACGTTCACGGATATAGCTGTTTGTTGTTGAAATTGAGTTTGCATTTTCATTAAAGGCATTAGTCGATTCACTGCTGCTTCCACCCATCGCGCCACGGGCTGCATCAAATACATCATTTGGAATAACGGTTCCGTTGCCCGAAGGGACCATAAGCTCAGGGCCACGCTCGCCTACGATGTAGGGCGTGTTTGCGCTGACCTGGCCGCCGTTTGCACGAAGACCTCCTCTTGAAGCTATGTCCGTAAAAATATTGCCACCACCGCCACCGCCGCCACCACCGAAGGCGCTTCCAAGTATGTTTAGTGCCTTCATAACCAACGCCTTAGCAATCATCTGAGTCGCCATATCGATGAAGGCTTTACCGATGTTGGCAAACATGTCGCTAAAGGCTTCCTGTACCGAACCAGTGCCTGTAATAACTGACTGCACAGCAGATGACATGGCAGTGGCGGCTTCGTCTGCGATAAAACCGTACTTCTCCATTAGCTGGTTCTGGCGTAATTCCGCCTGCTCTACTTGGTCTAAAACCGGTAAAAGCTCCTCAAGTTTTTGCTTACGTTCTTCTAAAGCTTTTATGTTGTCCGCAATAATTTTATTGCTGCGATCTTCTTCTAATTTTTTATTCAAAATACTTACTTGAGTATCTATGTCTCTGTATATGTCTTCTGTTCGACGAAGTTGTTCAATTCTAAGGTTTAGCATGTCTGAATCGTCGCCTCCAAATGGCGAAGCAATCCTGCGTTCCACGTCCGCAATATTGCGTCTAAAACCCCGCTCGATACCGGCAGTTTCTTCTGCTTGCTGTAAGGCGTTAATTTCTTCTTGTACTCTAAGTTGCTCTTTTTGCTGTCGTACTTGTTGTAATTGAGTAAAGTATATGCGTTCAAGAGTGTCGTATTGTGTGTTATATGTGTTAAACAGATGTTCTGCTTCTTCTTGAGATTTTGCTTGTGAAGCTCGCTGCTTGTACTGAATATCTAATATCCGTGTTTTGAGTCTAACTTCGTATTCAAGAGCTTTTTCGCTTTCTTCCAGAAAAGCCTTTTCTCCTTCAAACACACGGGTGCTTTGTAGCCCAGCCCTACTGCCTGCAATCAAAGCTTGCATACTTCCTACTTGAGCTGAACTAATACCTTTACTTTGAGCTTCTAGTTCACGCTGGAGTCTTTTTGCTTCTGCTTCTGCTCTTTTTGCTGCAGCTTCCGCAGCTTTACGTTTTCGCTCCTCAGCGTCAGCACGCTTATCTGTTAAGTTAAGTAAGTCTGTATCAAATTGAAGTTGTCTGGCGCTTAAACGATTCTGCAGCGATTTTTCTTTGGTTACGTCGTTTTCCGCTTCTTTACGGAGTGCTAGTTTGTCTGCAATTAATTTTTGTGCTAGGTTTTCAGCACTAGCCGCAAACACATTATCTTTTAATAAGTCATTCGCACCTTGAGCTATTACGAGATTTCTTTCTGCTGTTTCTAGTTCAAGTTTAGACCCGTCAGCAATAGCTATTTTATTGGCTAAGTCTTCGTCACGCAACGCATTTAACTCTTTTTGACGTTCAATTATTTGGTTTTGTAACCCCAATACTTTTTCTAAATTTTGGGTAGAATTTGCCTCTGCGGTAAGTCTTTGCTGGGTTGGGTCTGTAGATCTTGTGCCCTGCTGTAACAAAGAAAGATTTTCAACCCCTCCTGCAAAATTTTGAAGAGGTTCTACTGTAAGTTTTGCTACTTGCGTTAATAGTAAAGTTATAAATTCAGACAAACTGTTACCTAAGCTAGTGAACGCTTCTCCTACTTCACGCAAAGACTGAACGCCATCATCACCTACAACAACAGCTAGTTCTGCTGTAGCTGCCTCTAATGCCGCTTTCTTACCTACCAAATTTTCGAGTTCGGTAATATACAGCCCTGTAACAGTATTAGCCGCTCCAATACTTTCTACAATTTTGCCGATATCGGCGGTTAGTGGGCTAAGGGCTTTACCTAGATCTATACCTTTTTTGGCTAGCACGTCAAGCTGTTGACCCAAAGCCCCAAAGAAGATTTGGGCACCGAAGCCGCCTTTCCCGCCACCAAGAACAGCTCCAAGAACCCCGCCACCAACAGCACCTACGCCTCCGCCCATAAGAAGAGGGAAGCCTGCTCCCAACATCAAGTCTTCTTGGAAGCGTGAAGCTCTTTTGTTACGGTCCAGTCTTCGTTTAGCGGCAGGACTGCCTGGAATGTTTGTCGCGCCGCCGATTGGGCTGGTTTGACCTGTAAGTCGTCTTGCTTGGCTGGCAGCTTTATCTGCCGCCTCTGTTGCTTGCACGCGGCGTTGTAGTTCTGCATCAAAAGCAGAACCTTCTTTTTTATCTAAATCAAGCGCGTTTCTAAAAGCTCTATCCTGTAAATTTTCTTCTAGTTTAAACGTCTTAAGTAGTGTGTCTATTTCATAGTCTCTAATTTGCTTATTAAAGCCTTGTTCAATGTTAAATATTGACCTGTTGTAGCTTTCAATCTCTTTAAATTCACGCTGGCGTCTTGCGCTTTCTTTTGCTGCGCGTTGAGCGGATTTCTCGGCACCTATGGTTTTGCCTGGTCCGGCAAGAAATTCGTCTCGCTTTCGCCGGGTCTCTATTGATTTTTTGGCTTTATTTCTAAGTGTTACTTCCGCTTCAATTAATCTGTTTTGCCTAGCAGCAGCTTCGTTTGATTGGCCTAAAGCTGTTACATACTCTTTTATAGCTTTTGTTTCACCTTCAGTTTCAAAAATTACATTTTTAAGAGTTCTTGATGTGGTTTGAAGAATATTTGAATAGGACTGCAGTGTCTGGTTTAATCCCCCAGACTTTGCCAAGCTATCTCTAAGGCTATCAGCAGCTCTGGCGCTTAAGTTAGTCGTAGAACGTAACTGTTCAAGCTGGCGCTGGCCTTTTACACTTATTTCAATTTCAGCTCTGTATGCCACGATCCACAGCTGGTACGTCGTTTTCTATTCTAGGCGCGGAATAGGTTACCTTCGGCGGCGGGCTTTTTCCATTTGTTTTTCCTGCTCTTCGTTGATGATCTGGAAGTAAGCGCTCCAGCCCAGTAATTCTTCGGGCGTCATTGTGGTGCGGACTTCGGTCAAGCTCATGCCAAGCTCTTTAGCAACGCCAAATTGCAGCATGAGCCAGTTATCTTTGCGAAGTTCCGCAACTAGGATTTTGGGTCCATCGGCTCTTCGTCTTCGTCACTAAGGATGGCCAGCATCAAAGACTGCAGATCACTGTCCTTGACTTCGTTTTTCAAAATATCGATTTCACCAGCAGAAAAAAGCTTGGCGCCATTTTCGTCCTGTGCTTTGCCGATCAGCAGCTGTAGTGCGAACGCCCCAGCGTCGTCAGACTTGGCTTGCTTTTGGGCGCGTTCACGTTCAGCCATGGTTAAAGGGCTGATCCACATCTCAAATGTGGTGTCATCAGACAATTTAACCTTGCGCTTGCTTGGCTGGAGATTTGCTGCTTTACGCAACCGATCAATGGCGCGATTAGATCCAGCGGGCATAATTTGTGCTTGACTATAAATTAACTATAGCGTAGCGCAATAAAAACCCCGGCTTTTACCGGGGTTATGTGTTTACTTAAGTAGCACTTTATCAGGTCTGGCTGAAGTCGAAGCTTGGGGTGCCGGATGGACGGAAACTTACGCTTACGGATTGTGCGTCGTCGGGGGTGACATTCATGCTGGCAGAAGTCAGCACTGCTTCAAACTCGATGGAACGGCTTTCAGCTTCGTTCACTGAACCGCCGCTGAACACTTGGTCGGTGTAAAGCTTGAAGGCAGCACCAGTTTGGTTGCGCTGAAGCACGTCCTCGATCATGCGGTTGCTAAGGGAAGCATCCTCGTCGGTCATGTAGACCGTTGCGCTGCCCGTACCATCGCCGAAACCAGAAATGTAGCTGCGGAATGGAACGTACTGACCAGGGGTTTGGCCGATGGTGGTTACATCGATTTCAGCACGGTTGATCTCAAAGCTCCAGTCACGAACCTGTCCGACTACTGCAAATGCGGCGTAGGCAACTTGGAAAGCGTTGGGGCTAACGGCTGTGCCGTCGTCGGTGATGGTGATTGTCGATCCACCCAGTGTTGCGGACACCTGCAGCACTCCGGTGCTAGCGGTGTAAGCAATGACGTAGTAGGTAGTTGAAGTGCTGATGCCTGCGGGAAGTGTGCCTGAACCTGCCCCGCCAGTTTGAGTGTTGATCACACTAAACTGCACAGGATCACCTACTTTAAAGTTCAAGTAGGTTGCAACAGTAATGGTGTCTGCGCCAGTGTTGACGTTAGACTCGGCAAAACTGCTGGCCGTGCCAGCGGGCTTATAGTAAAGGGCACCTGAAGTGCCGGAAAGAACGGTGGTTGCCATTGGGCGTACCAGGGAATAAGGGTCTCCGCGGGCACTGCCCGGCTACATACAGGTTAGCGACGATTTAAGACAACACGGTCGCTACATAGCCTGTGTCAATACGACCTACAAAGTGTGGTGATTCATCAGTAGCGGAAAATGTGGGGCCGTTTATTTCACCTACTTTTACAAAAACACCTGTAGTAGTTTTAGATGTGTTGTTAATTGTCTCTAATACGTTTACAGCAGTTGTCACCAATTCTTGATTGCGGGCCGGGCCACGTCCTTTTTCTGTGAACAACCGGATCACTAACGCACCACGGGCATTATCGACGCTAGAAGTCAGCGTTGGTTCGTTGGTTAAGCCGAATGTGATGTTGACGCGCACATACTCGGTGGTCGTATTTGGTGGTACGGCAGTGATGTTGTCGAAATACACCGGTACTGCGGGAGACAGGTTGTTAAACGCCGTCAGTAACGGGTTCTCCATTGATGCCCGGATCGCTTGGTAGTTCATTGCAGTCCCTTAAACAGGTCATCCATTTCAATTCTGACGGCGCGATCCAGTTTGCCTCCTTCTACATAGCTAGCGAACCAGTCAAGATCAGCGGTGGCACTGGATTCGCTGTCTGGGTTGCCGCCGCCAACGTATCCGCGGTAAGACGGCTGCTGGCGACCGCCGTCGCCTTCACGAAATTTGCTTCGGCCTAGTTGAGTCTGTGGAAAAGGTTGACCTGAAGGTCGAATAAAAGCACTCTCAACTAAATCTGTTGCTTCCGCGGCGTAGTCGGCAAAGTTTGAAATAGTAAAGACAACTTTGTCCTTTGTAAGCACACTTTTTGCTACTTGGGGGCCTGTTACAGCTGGCGTAAAAATGGGCCTTGGTTCGCCAGCTTGACCATCACCCTTAGAACTGCCTATACCGCCTAAAGGGCTTTCAATCTGCCAAGAGTTTGAAAATTTACCGCTCCAGCTTGGACCTTCCTGTTGAAGTTCTCGGACTGCGCGTTCTGCAGCAGCTTTTGGGCCGTTAAAAACAGTGGTCGCAGCCACGCGGTCCAGTTCTTTTAAGAGTTTGAATAGACCGTTCTTAGCCATTACTGTGGCCTCACGATCAGGGTGTGGTATACAGGCTTGTCACCACGATAGGTCAGGATGTTAATGATCTTGGCTTCGCGGGTTTCGCCTGCCTGCGGGTACTGCACACGGTCCGCTTCTGTGGGGTAATAATCGCCAAGTTCCGCCGTACCAATCAAGATCTTTACGTCCGTGCTTTGGTACAAGCCCTCGGATTCGCGTGGTGTAAGGCGGCTGATGATGCCGCGCACCGTGACGTTGGTGTCCGCTCCAGTCACAGCCCCTGTGGTGGGATCGTAGGCGCGGGGTGTAGTGGTCTTGATGTACGTGATGTCCTGGCCCCAGTCGTTAAAGACCTGGGCTGGAATCGGTGAAAAGGTGTCGTCTATTTTTGACATTTTATCCTCTAACAACGCGCACTTGATAACCCCCAGAACCGCCCAGGGTGAAGGCTCCAAGGGAAGACTGTAACCAGGGGTAGACATCAAAAATGTTGTTCACAGATCCAGTTGCCTGGCTATCTGTGTTGTACTTCACCTTTAGTTCGCCTAGCTCGACTTCTTCATATAAACCTTCGGTTCCGGTGTTGCCGGTGACGGCATCGGTATCATTTGCTAACGCACGTGCCAGCTCATAGGTGGCGTATTTGATGTCAGATGGGATTGCGGAACACGTAAGTTCCACCCGGTCAACGTGGTAATTGTTGCGCGGCCAGCTCAAGGCTTGGCCGTTACTGCAACGGTCGCCATAAAAGTTGAGTACGTCGATCCAGCGGGTTGCGCTGATAAGTGCGCGGTTCTTTTGGTCGTCAGTTTTGTCGTCCCAAGTGGAAGAACTTGGAACGGTCTCAAAATAGGTGTTTGCCTCCGCCAGCGTTACAAAGCTGTTGGAACTTTCGCCCTTTAATGTGGCATCGATTGTTGCGGCCACAAGATTGCAGAAATACTTTCTTTGATTTTAGCCCAATAAAAAACCCCGCCGAAGCGGGGCAATATCAGCTCTTGCTGGACGGATCAGGCGATTGCGCTGGTGTCCAGTGGGCTGTTGACAACCAGCTCGACCATTGGGATTAGGTCGATGTCGTAAGTGGCAGACCACTTGTTAGCGGTGGCCAGGTTGCCGTTGGTGGGGTTGTCACCAGCGTCAGTCCACTTGGTGCCCATCACGTGATAGGCCGTGTGGTAGTCCACAGAAAGTACGTCTTGCTTCGAGAGCACGTTGCGGTCTGCTTCAATGCGCAGATCCTGCTGGACGCCTTCCAAGACCGAACCACCCTTCATC